TACGGCGGTTCACCTGATTAGAGTTTTGAATCCCATCACCAGACTGGTAATCAACTGAAACCCATAAACGATTACCATGCCACATCAAAGAAGGAACGCCAGTGAACGTTAACTGACTTCTCGTTATCGCCGGTTTAATAGGATGGAACATGTACTCTAAAGACTCTGTACTTAACTTGTACACGCCTTCTTGAGCGTACCAAAAGAAAACACCCATAGGGGAAGCAACAGGAGTGCAGTCATCTATGCTTCCTGCGATTCTTGTCAAGTTAATTACTTGAAAAGAATCCGAATCAAACCCGTAAACGCCGTAAACAGCGTTCTCTTTGAACACAAGTAAACGATCACCATTAGGGACAATAGCGGTTATGTGGTCGCCATGTTCCCCAATATCAATATCTATATAAGCATCTGCTTCCCATTCGTCACCTTTGTCTATCTTAGACCAACGAATACGGTTAGCGTGAGTTACCCAACTACCAGTTTCATCTTCTTTAGTATTAGCAACCCAAACACGCTCACCCCAAGTACACATCAAGCGAGACAAAGGAAAATGCCCAGCCGTACCATCAATATCAGGAGTCAACACAGAAGCGCTATTAGCGCCAGTCCACTTCACAGCAGACTTATCAGTCTCAAACAACGTCCCATTACAAATATATGTTTCATCATTAAACGTGACAAAACCCGGCAAAGCATGACCAGCCAAAGCAACACCAGAACCACTAGCGCTAGTATTTATACGAGTAAAATTACCACCAGTGCTATAATACAAACCAGTATTAGAACTATCCTTAGCAGCGGCAAGAATCTGGTTTTCGCCACCAGTTTCATGATGGGAAGAAATTTTAAGAATTTCACCCAAAGCAGAAGCGTTCAACGCATCAATAGCGTCACGGCGAGCAATACCACCACGTGGATCAACCTCAACGTTCAACATCGCAGGAGACTCCGACGGACCCAAAGACGTTTGATCCGATCTAAGGTTCAAACCACCAGTAAAATCTTTTAATTCCTCATAACGATAAGGCTCTCCGCTACTAGCAGGCGGAATGTGATCATCTAAAGCCATACGTTACTCCCAAGAGTAACGTAAACGAGCAGGCAAATATTGGCTCATCCACTTACTAACCCTGCGACTATTCAAAATCATAGGTTGAGGAGCCGGAGTGTCATTGTAACGAGCAGCCAAATTGCCTAACTCACCCACAAACTGAACATAATACTGTTGCGCCATGCCGCCATCTTCCTGCTGCTGATAACAGCGGTAAATAGCGTACAAACTCAACACATTGTCAAAAGGATCAGGCAAATCAGGAGTAGTATCATCAGCAGTTCCAGTCCCAAAAGGAGCAGCGTTACGATAACCACGAAGATACATCGTATACGTAGCATCGGGAGTAGGATACACCCGAACAGATTCACCCCAGTAAGACCAGTACCAAGGCTCACCAGTAGTGTTTGTATCTAACGGATACATGATGTCTCCGTCGTCTGAACCAATCAATTCAAGAACATGGTCTTCAGTTCTTATACTGTTAATTTCCCGTAAACCATTTGTTACAGAAGCACCAACAGTCGTTATAGAATAATCTTTCGTGTCAGCAGCCGCTGAAAAAGTAGTTGAAGTTTCAAGAAACGGCCAACGTTTCTCAGAATGAATAATAAGGTTATAGCCTTCAGTGATAAAATGATTTAACGTAGCATCAGAAATATCTGTTGAATCAATATCAACAACGTTTCTAGCGTAATCACGCATTTCAGATAACTGCATTAAAACCCCTATCCTCTATGAAAAGAACAAAACTCGCTATCCGCAACCCTATGCCCCTTACAAGGTTCGCCATTCTTTTTAGACGCAGAACAAATATTTGAATCATACACAGGCGCGATCACGCTGGTATCTGCCACTTGACGAACATTTCTGTTCGGCCCAATCGCTTGAGGGCGTGGAGTGGCATCTCTAAAATTTTCTGCTGGCTGACCGTAAGGCCTCATGTTTTGTGTATAAGCGAGTGCGTTAGTTCTTGACATACTTTATTCTTTCATGTCGGGTGAGGGCTGCAAGCAGCCCCCACCTAACAATAGAATTAACCGTTAGTAATTCCGTGTAAACGTCCTTGACGCGCACGGTTGCTAATGGTCATGTTTCCGTAACTAAGAATTTGTGAGTACACAGCATCTTGGTTAGTTGGGCGCACGAACGGAGTTGGTTTGAACCAAACATCGCTGTGGCCTACAAGTTGAATGTATTTCGTATTAAGGAAATACATTTCATTTGCTGGACAAGCATCATCAAATGTTATGGGCGCACCCTTGAACATAAGATTTTGGAATCCACCGTCAGCCAAGTCAGTGTCGGTGTACCGAATCTGACTTGAAAGCAATGCTTCGTAGGCTTCATAGCCCTGTTGTCTTGCAAATATGATGGTAGGTTGGTCGTTACCTACAGAAATGGTGTTATAAATAGTTCCCATTCCTGCGAGAGACAACGCTCCACCAAGGTTTGTTTGAGTTGGCGCCCAGAAAGAGTTACCAGAGCCACCGGGGTTAATACCACCCACAGTGCTACCAGAAACTAAACTTTGCACACCTTCCCAGTCCTTGCTTGAGTTGCCAGAACCATCACCCCAAAACATGGTGTTCATGTTATCAATGATTGTTTCCTGTGCTTGGAAAATTTTTCCTTCAAGCAAGTCAATTATTTGAGCCTCGCCATTATTTTTGGCTTCCTCTATACCAGTAATAGTTACTGTTGCTGCGTACTGTTTCCAGTCGTATTCAGCGGCTGAGATTCCCGTTTGAGCGGTAGTCGTCAGTGTCTGATCGCCTGAATATGAAGCAGCGGTAGAGTTTGAACCATACATAATAGGAGTTACAATTTTCGCACCACCTGAAATGCGCCGAATGTTGTCACCTTTTGTCAAGGCATAAAACAGAGGCCGAGCCGAAAAGACGTTATCAACTAATTTCGGCACGTAGTTATTCAGGGTAGTGGAAAGTATTTCATCAAAATTACTGTTACCAGCCATTTTATTTCTCCACCTCCTACAGTGAAATTATCAGGTTAAGTTTTTCTTAGCCTGAGCAAAAGCCTCTCTGATCGTTTGCGGAGGATTTTTAGCCTGAGTTTTAACAGCGTTTGCTGCTGTTGAACCACCAGATTCAACAACTGCGGCATCCCGTTTAGCCCCAGTCCGCTCTTGGTCTTTTTCCAACTTTGTCGCTTTATCAGAAACTTCACCAAACCGCATATGAGTTAATGCTGCTTCAAGGTTTCCTATTTTGTGCCGCAACGCATGTTGAAAAAGTTCCGTAGAGTTAAAATCTCCGTATTGATCTTTAAGACTATTTACTTGTTTTTCTATGTTGTTTCTACGTGCTAGACGATCTTGCTGCGCTAGGCGATATTCTAATTCAGATACGCGCATTGCGGTAGCATCCACTTGTTGAGGCTCTTCATCGTCATACCAATCATCATCGCTATGGCGCATCGGAGCCGGTGGTTGTGCTACCAAACCAAAGGCTTCTCCTAAAGCATTTAAAGTCTCTGCTGGATTATTTTCCAACGAAGAGACTATCGCTTCCGCTTGCTGTAACCGTCTACGTTCGTCTGCCAACTCTTGCGTCTTACGTGTGTAATCTGCTTGTCGTTGGTAGCCGTCTTGAAGTTCTTCAAGGCTGACCTGATGTTGTTCGCCATCCACCTTTATGGTGTAGGCTCCCTCAACAGGTTCCTCTAATACTTCCTCTGACGCTTCCGAAGTGTCCACTTCCGTGGGTTCCATCAACTCGTCTTCCATTTTGTTTTACCTCACTTAGAGTCCATAAGGTTGCTCTATTAAAGAGGGACTAACTGTCCCATTATAAGTTAAACAAATCCAAACCCATTTGGCCTTGCATTTGTGCTAACAACTCAGGGGGAACGCCGCCAGTCGGTGCAAAAGCACCGGCTTCAGGAGCCGTAGGCGGCATCATTGCCCCCATATCAGGAGGCATCCCCATAGCAGCATCCGGTCCACCTTCAGGACCACCTTGCTCCGGTCCCGGAGCCATAGGTTGTTGCTGCATAATAAACTTATCAGGATTTTTAATACCAAATCCTTGCTGAAGAACATGTTTCGCTAAAGCCATAGGATCAATTACAGTTCCA